AATACGATTGACACGTACAATGGCTTCAAAATTCGCATCTTCCATTTTGAAAACATTGTAAATATCAATAATTGAATCAACTGTTGATTGGAAATGTTCTTCAGGATTCTCATAGAGTTTGATTTTACTTTGTATAATTAGACTCTTGAGGTTATTAGGCTTGTGTGGATTAGACATATGAATGCCATATTCCTTTTCGAGATTTTCAAGATTCGCTAATGCCGATTGCATTTATACCTAATATTATTCTTTTACTCTTAAGTATTTTCTTTGTTTATTGTATGAAGAAAAATTTGATCAGGATTTTTGAAAAACTCGCAACTGGTCCTTATGTGACGGGCAAAAATCCAGGGGAAATTCGTGGTAGGAAAAAACAGTATGGCCTTGCTGTTGAAACATTAAAAGGATATTCAAATGATATAAATAATTTTCAAACAGCTGAGCGTGTATTAAAATCCGCGTTCAAAAATCCAAATGCAATACTTACAAAAACGAAACAAATCTTTAATAACGGACATATTAAATTAAATGGACAGATAATTGATGCATCCGTTGGAAATATTAACATACTTGGGTCTATACCTGGAATTGGTGTAAAAACAGCAAAAAAACTTTTAAACGAAGGATATACTTATGATAAATTGAAGAAGAACAATAGCAGACTATCAAACAAACAGAAAAAAGGACTCAAATATTTTAGAAATTTATTTAACGAAAAAACTTTAAATGAAATTCGCATTCCACGTTCTGAAATAAAGAAATTTGAAACATTAATTGAACCTGTTGTAGCAAAATATAATATGAAATTTACAATACTAGGAAGTTATAGAAGAGGTGCAGATAATAGTGGTGATATTGATGTATTGCTCACTGGTGACTCAAATAAATTAAAACAATTTGTAGAAGAATTAACAAAGATGAATATTCTTATTGATTCATTTAGCAGTGGCGACACTAAATGGATGGGAATGGGAATCCCTTATCAACGTCCAAGACGTATTGATATTATGTACACCTCACCTTCAGAATACCCATTTGCTCAATTATACTTTACAGGATCAAAAGAATTTAATGTAGCATTTAGACAACATGCACTTGAACACGGATTCACAATCAATGAGCATGAAATAAAACACAAGGATGGCGGAAAAGTTAACAAACATTTTACGTCCGAAATGGATATATTTGAATTTTTAAAATTAAAATACATTCCTCCAGAAATGAGAAATCCTAAACAATTCAAATTGTTACCAGTTGCACCGAAGTCTCCAGTTGCACCGAATTCTCCAGTTGCACCGAATTCTCCAGTTGCACCGAAGTCTCCAGTTGCACCGAAGTCTCCAGTTGCACCGAAGTCTCCAGTTGCACCGAAGTCTCCAGTTGCACCGAATTCTCCAGTTGCACGTAATTCACCGTTGTATAAGAAAAATATGGGAAAATGTCATTTGCCAGAAGTCAAAGGTGGATATTCAATAAAAGAACTGAGAGTAATTGCAAAGAAAATGGGGATAAACGAAACTAAACGTGAAGAAATCTGTAAAAGAATGAAATCTCCAGTTACACCGAAGTCTCCAGTTGCACCGAAGTCTCCAGTTGCACCGAAGTCTCCAGTTGCACCGAAGTCTCCAGTTGCACCGAAGTCTCCAGTTGCACCGAAGTCTCCATTGTATAAAAAAAATATGGCAAAATGCCATTTGCCAGAAGCCAAAGGTGGATATTCTATAAAAGAACTGAGAGCAATTGCAAAGAAAATGGGAATAAACGAAAGCAAACGTGAAGAAATTTGCAAACGTTTAAAACAGCAAAATGGAAATGTTACCAAAACAGATGATACAAAAAATAGAAGTCAAATCGAAAAGGCTAATGAAAAATTAAATAAAATGTACAACAAATCAATAAAAAACGATAATAACTATACAAAAAATATATCAAAGTGTGAGAAAGGAGAAGCACATGGTGGTTATGCCCTTGAAAAATTGAAGAAAATTGCTGCTGCAAAAGGTATCAATACACATAAAAAGAAAAAAAAGGAATTATGTGCCGCACTGAGAAACGTAATGCAAATAAAAAGAAATTCACCTAAAGCTGGATTCAATGTTTCTAGAGGAGTAACATTGGCTGATGTTTATGCTAATCAAAATCCAATCGGGTATTTTATGTCTGAAAAACTTAATGGAGTAAGAGCTATATGGACGGGTCATGAATTGCGTTCCAGAGCAAATAAACCAATTGTAGCACCAAACTGGTTTCTGTCAAAATTACCAAAAGGATTTGCTTTAAATGGAGAGTTGTTTGTCAATAGAGGGAAATTCGAAGAAACTGCATCTATTGTAAAAAAGAAGGTGCCCGTCGACAATGAATGGAGAAAGATTAGATTTATGGTATTTAATGCACCAATGAACAATGTAGGATTTAAAAACAGATATTCCAAATTACAGTCTTTGAAAAATAAATCTGGATTCACAATTGTAGATCAGAAAACAGTACAGTCAAAAAACAATATGAACTTATTCTACAAAAATATATTATCACGCGGAGGAGAAGGGATAATGCTAAGAAATCCTGAAGCGTTGTATGCTATAAAGAGAACAAAAAATTTGCTCAAGGTAAAGCCAACAAATAACGCTGAAGCTGTGGTAGTAAATAAAATAGAAGGGAAAGGGAAAAATACTGGGAAATTGGGTGCATTTAAAGTTCGTATGGGCAACAAAAGTTTCAAGATAGGAACTGGATTTTCAGATGCGCAACGCAGAGAATATTGGCGAGAAAACATGAAAGGTAAAACTTTGACTTTTACACATAGAGGTCTGACAAAATACGGTGTTCCTCGTGCTCCTGCATTTATGAGAATACGAGAAAACAAAATACTTATGTAAAAATATATAAAAAATAATAAATTTTATTTGATATGGTTAGAGATTCAAAATTATATGATATACTTGAAGTAAATCCAAATGCTAATGAAAATGAAATCAAAAAAGCATACCGAAAATTGGCAATGAAACATCATCCAGATAAAGGTGGTGATCCTGAAAAATTTAAGGAGATAACTCATGCATTTGAAATTCTAAGCGATTCTGAAAAACGTGAGAAATATGATTCTTTAGGATCAGATTTCGAGAATCAATCACCAGGGATTGATCCAATGGATATGTTTAAAAACTTTTTCGAGCCAGATATGATGTTTGGTGGATTTGGCAATGCGCGTAGGCCACATCGCAACAATGTTAAAACAGTTGAGCTCATGATGTCACTAGATGACATGTACAAGGGAAAGACGAGTAAATTTAGAATAACTCGAAAAATAAGATGTGATGCTTGTAATCTATCATTATGCAGTGTATGCAAAGGAAAAGGTCGTATGAAACACACAGTTCAAATTGCACCTGGGATGATTCAACAGCATGTTAGACATTGTGGTGCCTGTAATGGAAGTGGAAGAATAGGTTCGTGTGAAGTATGTAGAAATTCATCACTCATTGATGAGACTATGGAAATATCAGTTGAGATTAAAGCAGGAGTTCAAGAAAATGAACATATAATATTGAAAGGCAAAGGAGATTACGATATTCAATACGGAACATACTCTGATCTTGTATTTATAATAAAACAACGGCAACATCCGAGATATAAAAGAAGAGATAATAATCTTATAATTGAGCACAATATTTCATTATACGAAGCACTCACAGGATTTATCTTCAACCACGTGCATATTGATGGAAAGCACTATTCATTTGTAAGCACAAGCGTAACGAATCCTGATTCTGTATATGCTATTCCTGACATGGGTATGAATCGTGGCGGTATGTTATATGTAAAAGTGAATATTGTATTTCCAAACAAAGTGCTAAGTGATAATGAGCAGCTTCGTGAAATTCTGAATGCACCACCAAAAACTGCACCAAGTGGTGAAAGAGTTATAATGCGAAATGCAAACGTTTATCAAAATGAGCAACCGTCACAATGCAATCAGCAATAAAACTTGCGTAATTGAGAGTCATACATGCATTGTACAAATTCCATATTTTTGAGTTCTCTTTTTACGGCATTCTTTATATAATTATGATGACACACGATGGCAATATTTTCTCCTGGTGAGCACTTTTCTTCAATATAATCCATCAATTTTTTTACACTTGGATTTGAATCATAATCATTAAATACAATCCATGGATATGATTCATTAAAGTTGCAAATATTGTCTAACCCCCATCCCATTTCAGAAACACAAGGTAAGCACTGAATGAAGGTTTTTGGAAACACAATAAGTGAGCTCTGAATACTTCTCTTAAGTGGACTACATAATACTCTTTTGAATTGAATGTCTTTAAGTTTGAGTTTTGTAGAATAGCACTGAAGCCTTCCAGTGCCAGTCAATGCAGGGTCTGATTTGCTCCAATGAGTAAATGTCATTGTATTTGCTTCTGATTCCCCGTGTCGAATAAACCATATATTATAAAGTGTATTCATACTTTAAAATATAACATTATAAATTATCAATGAGTGTTTGCTCTGATAAAAATATAAAATCTTGTGCAGATTCTTCATGGGGAAAAATGCAAGTAAAGAATATTATTTATGTTTCATTTGAAAGTTTTTATACTAATGACGCAAATTCGTCTGTGGGAAGCAATAATGTAATGGGTGAAAACATTAAAAAATTTGAAGAGATGTCATTGAAATGCAGCAATAATTGATTCTGCAGTTTTTTTACCAATTTTGTCAATTGTTTGTAATTCTTTTAGTGCTGTTTCACTCTTGGTGACTTCCGCTAATGAGGACATGTTTGGGTATTTCACTTTTATATTTTCGAAAATTGTTAATGATATACCTGGGATACAACACAACATATTTGCGTAAATTGTATCTGTTGTTATTTTAGAACTTCGTTTTTGCAGATTCACAATTGTTTCTTTTTCTTCATATGGCCATTCTTGTGCCAATTGTTGGAGAAGTTCACATGTTTCTGTTACACTACTTGTGATAAACACATTACATTTGTCCCTAAGTTGCGTACGCAATAATGCTGTTTTTATTGCTTTAAGTTTCACACCATACTTTGGAACATATGGTCCTTCAATAACATAAAGAACTGTGCATCCGGATTCTTTAAGTCGTGCTTTCTGCTCAGGAAATCGTTTGTCAATAATGCTGGAAGATAAGTCAGACATTGTTTTTCTTTCAATCAATAATGTTTCATTTATTTGGAAGTCGCCAATTGGCATATTTGTAGATTCAAACTGCAGGTTATTTTTTCGGAAGTATTCAATAACTTTATGTTCACGATAATCAATCCGAATCATAAAATTTGAAGTATATAAATATTTAAGTAATTTTAAATTTTCAATAATATGTGATAAATCAAATTATATTTGGATAATTTAGGAGGAGCTATACCAAAACGTGAAATATATGCACTCTTTAATTGTGATGCAGTATATTTTGAGGGAGGGTTTCCATTTAAATACAAAGTACCATAGTGTTTATAAAATCCTTTAAATTGCGGATCTTTTGGGTCTGGTCGTGCATAACAGCACTCTTTATCCCCTTTTTTGTGCAAAAATGGATAGTTCACTGGACATGTTCCAGTTTCATCAGGACGCCGTAATTTTGGACAGCCACGGTGTTTTGGATCTACGGGTTCGCGTGTCCCACCTCCGTTTCGTTTGATTCCCAATTTAACACCTTTTTTCTTATTAAAATTCAATTTATTTGTCTTTAATTGAGTATTTTTTGAAGGGCTCTTTTTCGGTCTGGTGTAGAGTTTCATAAACACAATTTTTTCTTTTGACATTGGAAGTGTGTAACTAGTCTTGTATATATGTACATTTAGCTGAGGATTTTTGAACATAAATTCTACATCTTTACGAAATGATGGAATTATTATCTCCATACCAGTTGATCCCTTATTAGATCCCATCGTAATGCCTTGAGCACTTAATAACGAAATAAGAGTTTTTTCTAATTTTTCATCAACTGATTGTAATACATTACCAATTTTCTCAAATTTAATTGTTGATACACCTGTTTTCGGGACTTCTTTAAACCCCTCAGATTTAACACATTCATTTACCCGTAGTCCATTTGCATTGTGAAAATATGGACAATCAATAGCTGATTTGTACATTAATTTTTCAAAATGACTTATAACACGCTCTTTGTTAACACTGATATTCATTATATGCTCGTCAACTGTTTTCTTTTTGCCACCAGTACGTATAGCATAATGATACACATCAACAATACGGTCTTTTGATGGGAGTGAAATATGACTGCAAAAACGAAGTGCACGGCCAACAATTTGAGCAGTCCGTGATGGGTTCCAATACGGATCAAGAAGATGAACCGTGCGTGTATTTTTCAAACTCACACCTTCTTTCATTGCAGGAGAACCTAAAATAATCTTCACCATACTTCCTTCTTTGTTTCCTATATTATTGTATGCATTGAGCAACTTAGAGTTTTCTTTGTCTTTTCCTGATTGAAACACACCAAATGTTCGAGGGCCAATAATTGGGAATTCATTGTACCCATTAGCAAGTAATACATGTTTGAAATCTTCGATCCCTCCAGCAATGACGAAATTGCTGTACACAAATGCTGGCCCATTCGATTTTTCAATGGTTTCAAATGCTTTTGCAAATTTCGTACTATACATTTTCAATGATGAAATATGATAATCTTGTAAAGTTATATTGTTTTTGTGTTTTACTCCAAATCCTCCTGATGGGTACACAATATTAGCAGCCATGCGAGGACCGCTTAAAAATGCAGTACTAAAAGAAATACTTTCTCCATTTGGCATTTCAATGCCTTTGGTTGCTATTGCATATCCACGCGCTTGATGCGCATCCATTTTGCACATTACAACACGATCGACACGTTTAGCGAAAGCTCGGGGGCTAATTCCTTTAAATGCACTTATGTACCCATATGTTCTGTCTATGAAATCTTGTTCGTTTTTAAAAGAACGTGCTTTAGGAGTCAAATAAGTTTTGTAGAAATTTTTGATATCAAACATGTTTGGCAAATTGAGAAGATTCATTGTAAGTGCAATTTCATGAGGGCGGTCAAACATGGGAGTTGCTGACAGTAATATAACCTTTAAATTATTATCATTCATTACCAATTTCTCAAAAAACGCTTTGTACATTTTCCCTGTATCAGACACAACATTTTGTACTTCGTCGACAATTATCAAACAATTTTTTAGAGATTTATTTAATTTGACAAACCCTTGATGACTCAATACAGTTAGATGACTTGGAATAGATTTATATTTACCACATTCAGAAAGTAATTCTTTTTTAAAATTTTCTCGCAATGATGCTGGTGTTGCGACATATGTGTGTTCTATATTATCTTTGATTGCAAGATGAGTAAGTATACTTGTGCATGTTTTTCCGCTGCCTATTCCATGAAATAGTAGTAGTTTGGAATTTCCGGCTGCAAACCATCGTGATACAAACTGTTGTTGTTTTTGATACTCAAACGCAGCAGGTTGACAGATACCTTCCATTGTTCTATTATTTCTGTTTACGTACAGATTATTCATAAAATTAACTAGAAAAAAAAGCATCAATGCGATGTTTATTTGAGCCGCACAAAAGAGGGTTTGCAACGGTCAGATTATTTTGATGTGCATACCATCGAAGTGCATTTGCTTTCAGACCAAATCGTTTCGCAACCTTGCGCACATTCAGAACCACACCTGGGCGATCTTTGTAGTGATTTAGTGCATTTTCCATTTGTATAACTTATGGTGAAACTTTTAAACCATACGCATTACAAATTTAATATACGATAAAACAGTCAATAATGTGTAAGCACCTTAAGAATAAAATGTGATATTATATTAAACAATGCAAATTTTTGTTAAAACTCTCACCGGAAAAACAATTACACTTGAGGTTGAATCAAGTGACACTATTGATAATGTAAAAGCTAAAATTCAAGACAAAGAAGGTATCCCTCCAGACCAACAACGTCTTATTTTTGCAGGCAAGCAACTTGAAGATGGTCGCACACTTGCTGATTATAACATTCAGAAAGAAAGTACACTTCACTTAGTTCTTCGCCTTAGAGGAGGATATAATAAAAATATTTTTTAAATATAAATGCAAAAAATAATGGGATTACCCGGAACAAAGAGTATGCAAGGCCGTCTTGGTTATTTAATAACACTTATAACTTATATTTCTCTATTGATTTCATTATATAAGTTAGAAATGTTAGATCAAACTACTGCTATTGCCGTAACAATATCTTATATTGTACAAGCTGTATTTTTAGGATATCATTTAAGCTGTCTAGTAAATGGTAACTGCACTTGGTATAGTTATATTTCTTTAATTATTCCTGTAACTATCGCAGTGTTAATGGTTATTGCGGCTCAATCTATTAAAAACTAATATCTTAGTGGAGGACCCATAGGTACTACCTTAGCTGTATTTGTACGAAGAAAATACATAATCAGAATGCAAATTAAGAAACTTGCGTCTAAAGCTACACCTCTTGCAGGTTTTATTATTCCTGTTTCGATGTTAACTAATGCATTATATTCAGCAAATAGTGTCATAAATAAAGTTGACACCAGTATCATTGCTGGTATTGCACCAAACATATGTTTCGGTTGAAAATATACATATACCAAATAAATTGATACAAGAATCAGAAGAAATGATAATGCTGCAAAATATATTGTACCGGCTTTGAATTTAGCTTCTGCAACTTTATCAAATGATTTTTTAAGTTCTTCAGTAAATTTGAAATCATTTGAACAATCGACAAGTGCCATAGTACGATTTCCATCTGTCGTTTCAAGTAAAATTGATGAATTTTGAAATTTAAGAATTGTGAATATTAATAACAGTGCAATAAATATAATCTTAGTGTTATGCTGCATATAATAATAAAATTATTCTTTTTGTGCTCTCCATAGTTCAGCACATTTTGCCATACGCTCTGATTGTTTTAGATCTGGAAAATCTTTAACAAGTTGAGGCATTTTTTCTTTAACAAATAGTGCGAATACAGAAGGACCGGTTGAACGTTTTTTGCGTTGAGGTTTCTTAGATGCTTCTAATGCAGTTTCTAATTGTGCAACTCGTTTTTCTAAACTTGCTATTTTCTTGTCTGAATCACTCATTTACAAACTAATTAAAATATTATATTGATCTTTACGCATTTACTTTTTTTTGGCAGCAACCTTAAGTTTGCCAGTAGTTTTGGAGTAGTTTGTTGATGGACGGCCGCTACGCTTCATTGCAGCTGCAACTTTTGCTGCGTGCTTACCAAAATTTTTGCGAAGGCGGTTAGCGTCTGGTGATACACGGGCTGGTGATACACGGGCTGGTGATACACGGGCTGGTGATACACGGGCTGGTGATACACGGGCTGGTGATACACGTGCAGGGACGGGCACCATGTTTAATGCACGGTGAAGCATATTGAGCATTTCAATGTTTGATGCTGTTGTTGATGCAGAACCAGATCTGCGTGAGGACATTGAGCGAGCAGGTGAAACTACGCGGAGTCTGTTTGTGATGTTGGGAAGCTTTGTTGCACTGCCATATCTTGTGGTATTGATTCCACGGCGGGTTAAGTTTTTGTTGCAGTAAACCTTGCGCATTCCACCTGTTTTGGTTTTCATCATTCTGTAAAGCTGACCTTTCTTTGATTTCATTAGAGAACCGTTCTTGAATGCTTTTTCACACGCAGAGTTAGCCTTGCGTATGCCAGCAACCTTCTTGGGTACGCGAACAGCACCTCCTTTTGTGTATGCACGAATGCGATTTGCATTCACTGCACCAATGGCACCGCGGCGTTGCAAGTTTGATGCGCAATAAGTCTTCTTCATCTTACCGTCTTTGCCGCGGTATACGCGAAGAAGCTTACCTTGGGATGTTCTGCGAATAGAGCCATTCATCAATGCTTTTTCGCATTTTGATGGAGCTTTACGCATCATTGCACGTCCCATTGGTACCATAGCTGTCATTTTGCGAGGAGATGCTACTGGACGCGGTACTCCACCACGTGGACCGTATGCACTACGTTCTTTACCCTTATTTGATCTCACTTTTCTGGTCGTTTTTCTTTCATATGCCATTATGTAATATAAATCAAGAAAATTTTTGTATTTGCTTAAGAAGATTATTAAAATATATAGCATCAGATGTTTACAAAGTACAATGATATATGTGAAAGCTGTACAAATAGTCTACCAAAATTGTTCACTGGTAAATTAGGAAAAACTTTCAGATCATTTTTCAAAGGAGTGCATATACCAAAATTGTGCGTAAGCTTGAGTGGTGGCGTAGATTCTATGGTGACTTCTTGGTGTTTGAAGCAAATCTTGAAAAATACTGAATTGTGTGCAGTCCATATTAACTATAATAACCGTGAATCATCAACAAAAGAATCTGATTTTGTTCAAGAATGGTGTAATACTATTGATATTCCATTGTACACAACTTCATTAGACATAACGAGAGAATCATTTATGAAAAAAGATCGTCATTATTACGAAACAGAGACAAAACGTATACGATTTGATTCGTACAAAATCCACAATTGCCCAATTGTGCTAGGGCACAATCTTGATGATTGTATTGAAAATATCATAACAAATATTTCAAGTTGTAAAAATTTTGATCATTTGAAAGGTATGAACAAAACTTGTACAATTGATTCAGTTGAAATACTGAGACCAATGCTTGATGTACCAAAGAAAGAAATTTATGAATTTGCAAAATGTGCAAATGTTCCATATTTAAAAGATTCTACTCCTTTATGGAGTCGTAGAGGAAAGTTGAGAGATTTTGTTATTCCAACACTGACTGAACATGAGCCAGGTTTTGTCAGAGGAATTTTGAAACTTGCTACGCTTAATTGCTGTATGCAAGACCACCCATACCAGACATGATTCTCAATACGTTGTAGTTGACAGCGTATACGAGGAGTTCATCACCTGAGCTGTCTGCGGTTTGAAGAGCCAAGGTGGCGTTGTCGATTCTTGAGAAGTTGCATGTGCCAGATGGTTGATGATCTTCTGGTTTAAGTGCAAAGGAGTAGCAGTAGATTGCGCGGCGGGGCACATTGGTGTGGTGCTGGTATGGCTGCACAAGTCTGAAGTATTGTCCAGAGCGCTCAGAGAAACGATCGTGGCCGTTGAGTTGAAGTTTTGCGGTGACAACTGGGTCGGGACCGCCAAGAGCTTCTACGCCATCACCACCAGCGGTGTTGGAGTAGTTGAAAGGATCAGAATCAACACCGTTTTCTTTTACTACCCAGATCAATTCTTTCACTGGGTGGTTGAAGTTGAGGCGGACACGGTTGTTGCCTCCTGGTGTAAGTGTTTCTTTGCCGGTGAATTGAAGCTGTTCAATAAGCATCTCGTGTGAAATCTGTGCAAATCTTCTGCGTTCATCGGTATCGAGATAAATGTATTCGACATACAATGTTGCTTCAAGTTCGCCGTCTGCTGCTTTGTTTGCGCTGCCGTACACAAGTTTGTCAAGTGATTCAAATGAGAAATTTAGTTTCAATTCGTGATATTGAAGTGCGATCAAAGGAAGAGCTAATCCAGGATTGCGGTTAAAGAAGAATATAAGTGGGATGAAAAGTGTATTTCCACCCTCAAGAGATGGTGTAGCATCAAATTTGCCTACCATAGCTTTGTAACCATCGCGCTTTTCAGCTGGTGTGGTAAGTTCAGACCAGATCTCAAGCCAGTCTGCGTAGTGACGGTCAATGCGTTGACCACCGATTTCGAGCTCTACTTCTTTAAGGATAGCATGGCCAACAGAGTTGACATATCTGGCACCGTTGGCGGCATCAGACAAAGTTGGGAGTTTTGCTTGAACATAGCAGTGAGTGATTAAATCACCATTGCGGCTTACGGTGGCAGTGACCTTGCGGCCAAAACCAACGCTGCCGTTGAAAGTTTGTTCGATGCTTTCACATGCGAAATTGGTATGACGGCGATAAATCACTTTGAAGAAAGTAATTTGAGGATTGCCGGTTAAGTAAACATCTTGAGCGCCATAAGCTACGAGTTGCATAAGACCTCCACCCATTTTTGTAATATATACAGAGAAAAAAATTTTGCGGTTTTGAACGGTATTTTTAATGAAACTTAATTGTAGTATGGATATTCAACTTAAGAAGTTTAATCCCAAAAATATAGCAGATAACCGCGTTTGTGTGTTCATAGGAAAACGAAATACTGGAAAAACTGTGTTAGTAACAGATATCATGTATCACAAACGACATATACCTGTGGGTGTGGTAATGAGTGGAACTGAAGATGGTAATAGCTATTACGGTCAATACGCTCCTGATTTGTTTATATATTCTGAATACAAATCAGAAGTGCTTGACAAAATTATTACTCGCCAAAAAGCACTATGTAAAAATAATGTTGCAAATAACAATGCTTTTATATTGATAGACGATTGCATGTACGATAAAAAAATGATCCGTGACAAGTTGATGAGAGGCGTATTTATGAATGGAAGACATTGGAATATATTTTTTATGTTGACAATGCAATATTGTATGGATTTAAGCCCAGATTTACGAGCAAATATAGATTATGTATTTGTATTACGGGAAAATATTATTCAAAATCGAGAAAAAATTTACAAAAACTTCTTTGGAATATTTCCAAGTTTTGATATGTTTAATCAGGTATTAAATGCTTGTACGGAAAATTTCGAATGCTTAGTTCTTGATAATACAGCAAGAAGTAATAAAATCGAGGACGTTGTTTTTTGGTACAAAGCTTCACTTCATCCTCCAGGAACTTTCAGAATAGGTGCGCCTCAGTTTTGGAGTATGCATAAAAAGAAATATAATCCCAAACATGATGAAGAAGACTTCAAAAAGCTTGATCCTCAAACTGCTAAAAAAGCAACATTGAATATTAAAAAACTCAACAAATAATACATTAAATATTGCATATTTGTATGATTGTGCGCTGGTATCAATTGTTTTCTTATTGGATATTTTTGTGGTATGCGATATATATACATTTAGGACTCTTCAATCCATTTATCGCTTTCGTATTTGTGCTTTTCTTTGATTTATATTTTGTACTAAACAATAGATTTTCACAAAGCTTTAATGGCCATATTCCAAATGTCCATTTCTTTAGAATAATTCTGATGATCATGCTTCACTATATTCCCTTAATCAAACTTAATTCTCAGATTCAATATGAAAGCATACTTATTTTGAGTGTATTATCTTTACTTTATGTTAAATTAAATCCGAAATGGCTATCGTATTACTTTAGTCACTCGTCATCATCAACAGTTGTCGAATTCTTAAACATTAGATTTGGACATTACTTATTTGGTATTGTTTTTGTTGGATTTGTATTGTACACTCTTTCTAAAAAGGTCCCCGCAAAACAACGCTAATTCAGCATCTCCGTGTTCTTAATGGGCGACTCTAATTTACTTCACTACACTATAACGCGAATAGGGAGTGAATCTATGACGCTCTCGTTGTTGAAGATCACATACATAATGTACTTCTTTAATAGCAAGACGACGACAGATAATGTAGTTTATCATGTTGCAAAATGAAAAACTCCCGTTTATAATACCTATCATAAATGTGCGCACTCCATGTACATAAGGTGGACCCAATGTTCCACAATACCGGCTATCAGCGCAATATACACAAGGCAGCCCATTTGTTGCACAATTGTTGCATTTGAAAGGGTTCTCTACATATAGCATGAATTCTGGTAACACATTGTGTATCATATGCATATGAAGTACATGTATCTGCAATTCTTTATTCAATTTCTGATACAACTCCATGGTAAATTTGTGCTTTTCTTTTGCAAATACCATTTGCTTTAGGTGAATTTCAAAGGTAAATTTACTGTTCTTCGTCAGAACTTTCGTAATTTCCTTCTGTATCTACGTCTACATCATTCAACACATTTTGAACATTTGCAATACCTTGCTTCCATCGTGGTATATCCCACGCGCGACTTTTTAATTTATGCGTATGTAAATTTTGCATCATTTTTTCGTAATCGGAACTTTTTTGTGCAAATTGGATCCAATTAATATCAATATTAGCCATGTATGCATACAACACATATCCTGCAAGCGCCCCTGCGTCCCAAAACTTCTTGCGTTGGCTCGCGGTGAACTTACATTTATGAGACATATCAGAAATTGTCTTCAATGTATAATTTAAGCGATCTTTTGCAATTTCCTCGTCAAATTGAACATTGAGCATAGGTCCAATTGTAGTAAACGATTTTGTTATGTGATTAATACCAAATGCTGCACCGCACACAAATGATACAGCTTTGTTTAATCCAAGTTTTGTCTTCGTGTCGACACTAAGATCTTTAGTTCCCCATAGCTTTGATGTTATTGTTGCATATTCACTCGTTGAAGAAAGTAAAGTATCAATAGCAAATTTCACCAATGGACTTGTGCGTTTATGATGCCAGTATCGTTGTCCAGCACTCAAAGGGACTCCGTTTTGATATAGATCAAACAATGATTCGCGTTCTTCTTGAGTTGCGTCCCAATATTGTGTAATTCCAATAGGATAATTCTTAATTTTTTCTTGCAAACGTATGTCCAATTCTTCAAAAGTCTTGCCATCATACTTTATGACCCCTCCATTCTCACAATCACCACAAATGAACTTTTTCATGGACATAAAACGCTGTTGCCCATCTTCAATCCATCGTTTGCGTTTACCATTTTCATGAGTTTCACTAAATATAAGATTTGGAATAGGCATATTTGATACAACAGTATTTACCAAGCAGGTTTGTTGCTTAATATTCCAAATAAACGGACGCTGATGATCTGGGATATCAATGTAACCTTCATCAACATAATCGATAACCAACTCTCCAATAGGCTCGGTAGTCAAATTCCACTTCATATTCTTGACACATACTTTTCACACAGTTTAAGTGAACATTTTGGTATTTTGTAAAGGTATTTTTGTAATTTTGGTATTTTGTAAAGATATTTTTGTAATTTTGGTATTTTTCATGGTATTTTTGTAATTTTGGTATTTTCCATGGTATTTTTGTAAATCTTTTGGTGTGGAGTCAGTTTACACGCGCCTATGCCACGGACAGAGTGGCAAAGAGCTAAACGTCTTCTCCGCAAGTATAAATGTGAGAATTGTACTGAATTACTTACAGAGAGGATAAAAAAGTGGAATTGGGTGTTAGCTCTATCTAGCGTATCTCTTGCAGCTACTAGAATCGATCATGCACTGTATATTGACATGGATCATACAGAGATTGCGCCGTATAAAAAGTACTACTCTACACAGTTGTTTCTCTCTGATCATTTTCCTGAGCTTGACAGAGTGTTTCTCCACTACGTCGCTAAAAATGGGTGGGACCGCGCCGATCCTGTGTGTCTCGCTTACCATTTGTTATCAGAGAAGATTGCATCTCCTGATGTGAGAGTAATTGTTCTCGATCGCGACAATGAGTATATTATGTCTGTGCCTCGTTTGCTTTCCGACTTGCGTTTTCGTTTATTTAATCTACCAGGCGATATGACATACACCTACGAATGCTCTGTGTGCTTGGAAAAGGTTGGATATTTAAATAACGATTTGTACAATTGTGTGCACTGTTTTTGCATGAGTTGTATCATAAGTTTGATGGAAAAATCGCATAATTCTTGTCCTATTTGCAGAGCTGAAAAGAGAGAAAATTGCAACCTTGTAGTAGGTGATATCAACCCTGAAATTCGCAGACTAGTGAGCGCTCTTGAGCCCCATCGCCCACCCCGTTGAAACTATTAACAATTCATCGGTCGTTTGTGATCTCATATGGTCGACTTGATTGACAATGTTTGTATGTCTGCACGCGGCATCAAAATGCCTGTCCAACAAGCTAACTATTGTATCAATCCGTTATGTACACAGACAGCTACATCATGCAAAGGGACGCAAGGTGCGTCAAAAAATGGAACAATGATTCCATAGTCATCT